CCGGATACGGCGGACGCTGGCCGAGGCCGACACGGAACGGCAACTCGAAGCCGTTGCCCAAGTCGAGACCGACCATTTGGGAGCGGATGATGGAGTTGGTCTTGGCGTTGTGCTGTTCGTCGACAGCAGCCGACTTCACGCGGCAGATGGGCATAGTTCTTCCCTCACATAACGATGGAGTGCGTCACCCTTGGCAATACCGCGAAAGCGTCCGGGGTGACCATCACGGACGATGCGGGCCTCGCAGAAGTCGGACCATGAATCGCCGAACGCTCCGCGCAGAACACTGAGAGCCGGGCCTACCTGACGCTCCATCCAGAGCACCATTGCCTCGGCAGAAACTTCGACATGCTTGCGGATCGTCCGCAGCCGTGTGCAGACGCCCTTGATGAGGTCGTGCAGCGCGCTGTACGAGCCGCGCAGGTAGGCGCCCGGGTTCAGCAGCACATCGAGCGGGATTTCCATGTGCTTGCCGTACAGTCGCACTTCGGCGCGCACCCAACGCGAGGACGGCAGGCCCTCGGCCTTGCCTTTCTCGTACACACACAGTTCCTTGTGGCCTTTGCCACCGACATACAGCGTGCAGCCGGTGTTGTGGCCTTCATCGGAAATGAAGCGGTGACGCGGAGGGCAACCGCCCTCGGTAAAGCCGCCCTGCGCGGCAACCTCGCGGAGCGCATGCACGTCCAGGCGTTCGCCTTCGTAGTCGTCGTGCGCGCAGTCAACGCGGGTGATCTTGGCATCGAGCATGGCGCACTGCTTGTAGACGCGAGCCCAGTCACGAATCCACTTGCAACCCATGCCGGTCAGGCTCAGGCACACGGTGCTTTTCTTGCCCCCGATGCCGACACGGCCAACAACCTCGTTCTCCCGGTCGATCAGTACCGCCGACTGCTCGTAGAAGTTCCAGTTCTTCTCACGGATCGCGCCGGCGACAACTTCGCCACGGAAGCCGAAGATGCGGAACAGCAAGAGGTCCAGCTTCTTGCAGTTCACTTCCTCAAGGGCGGAGAGCCGGACCACAATGGTCAGGTAGTCGATGATTGCGTCCTGCTGACCCTTTTGGCCCGTGTTACTCCCCGGGCCAATCTCCGCCGCCGCCCTCTGCCCCTTTTCACCGGGCGAAAGCGGGGAAAAGCCCCCTGCCCCGCCAACGACAGCCATGCGGAAGCGAGCGCGATCAACGGCCATGAGCGGCCTCCCTGAGGCGCGCAATGCGACGGCGGCGCAGGTAGCGGCGCACGCGCCATTCCCACAGGCTCAGATCGAATCGAGCAAAGAGGCCGATGCCGACCACAATGAGGAACATCAGCCCAATGGCGCGCATCAGCTCGCCCCATTGCTCGGTAGTAACGATCAGGCACTCAGTCACGGCGCGCCCTCCTCAAACAGTCGCCGGAATTCCGGGCGAAGTGCCCGCAGATGCTTGCCTTGCTGCGATTGCAAGGCTTGAAACGCAGCTTCGTCCTCAACGGTCCAGCCAGTGGCGGCCAGTTCGGCGCGTGCCTGGGCGACGATGGCCGCTTCCTTGACGCGTTGTGCGGCGGCGCGGTCACGCCGGTCCAGCAGCCACGACACGATGCGAGCAGTACCGATGGAGACAGCCGCAACGGCCACCAGCAGCACGAAGGTAATCAACGGATCGACCATGCCCCTATCCCCTCCCCTGCATCCCTGTAGTGCCCGCCTCACCGGCACAGGGGAGGCCGGGGGCGGGTGTCAGGATTGATCCTGACGGGAGCAGATGTAAGCTGATCTCCTAACGAGGTGTCAAATGGAATCCTTACATGAACGCCATTGCCGACCTGCTTGACCAAGCACGCGCAGGAGGAAACTTCAATTCAGACATGGGTTTAGCTACGCGTCTTGGAGTTTCGCGACAGACTCTTCACGCATGGCGAAAGGGCACCGCCCCCATCCCGGATGAGCGAATTGCGCAAATCAGCGAGTTGGGCAAGCTCGACGGCGCCGTGTGGATGGCAAAGATTCACGCCGAACGTGCGACCTCTCCAGTGGAACGCAGGGTGTGGAGGTCGGTATTGGACAGGCTAAGCGCGGCGGCGGCAGTGCTGATGCTGCTAGTGGTCGCAGCCCCCGGCGTCGCGCGCGCAAAGGCGATTGAAATCAAGGGGTTGGATCAGGGTAGCGCCGCTGTTTGTATATTATGTTCAAGCTACTGCGGGGCTGGTTGGCACGCCGCTTGTCGGTGTCCCTAATTGATGGCATTTGTGCCTAGATCGCGCCCCTTATTGATTCCTAAGGGATTCTTGAGGTCCCCAGTCCCTCCAGTGACAACAATTAGGGCCAAATTCGCTTCAAATTTGACCCTAGTTCGTGTCAAACGGGCTGGCCAAACAGCCAGATTTGGCCCTTATTCGTGTCACTAGCGGGGATCGCAGCCAGGCTGTCATTGCTTCGACCGCTTGCGTTTCGGCCTGGCATCCGTAGCGACGCGAACTTCTTTGGACCGCTTGAGCGCCACTTCCAGCTGAGCTAGCAAATCTCGAAGCCCTGAAAGTTGCCCCTCGAGCGCGTCACATCTGCCGCGCAGGATATCGGCAGACTGACTTGCCGTGGCGGCCGCTGATTGGGCGGCCTGGATTTCCTGACGCAGCTGCTTCTCAAGGGCCCTGTGTTGTTCGGATGCCTTCCTTTGCTGCGCCTGGAGTTCCTTCACCTCCTGGCGGGCTCGATCAACATCGCTGAGCGCTCGATTCTCGACAGATCTGACGTACTCGGTCCAGTCCTCCCGCTCAGATTTCGCCGTCTCTAGGGCATCGTGAAGCCGTGCATCGAGTTGCTGTCTCGCTGTCTCGGTTCGGTCGGCTCTTCGACGCTCGAGATCGCGCTGCTCTGCAAGTTCAGAGATCTGTAGCTGAAGCTGGTCGACCAGGTGCTGTAGCTCTGAAGCTTGGGTCGTTGCAATTTTCTCGCCGGTAATTGCAACGTCACGCTCTGCACGCATTTGCGTCAGCTCTTCAGTCGCAAGTCGGGAACTGGCCTCCAGCGCTTCACGCTCGGCAGCCAGAGCCTGCTCGGACGATGCAAGCTCTCGACGGGCGACCTCCTGGGCATGCTTCAGCGCCAGCACCCACCATTGCCTGGCGAGTTCTGCCAACACCGCTGGCGCATCTTCCAGGTCCGGACGCGCTGGCTGCAGGCGCGTGCCAAGTCGGTTCCACCATGTCTCCAGCCAGCGGGTCACCGTGTTCGGCGAGCCTGTCCCCAAGTGAGCCCGGATCCGCTCGACAGTGGGGCGCTCGCCCTTGGCCACCAGCTCGTCGGCGGCGGTATGGACGTCAGATTCGGTGATGCCGCGGGCCATGTTAACTCTCCTGTACTGGCGCCCTGCTCTGCTGATAACGTACTCACGATAAGTGATGATTATCGTGGGTATGATTGTCTAAACGTAGCGTACATTACATAGTATGAAAGATATTTCTTCAGTTCCCGCACTTGCCGCGACGGCCACCAGTTTGGTCCTGCCCGAACAGCTGGCCCAACAGGCTGCCGATGCGGTCCGCGAGCTGCTGGCCGAAGCCGCAGCCGAGAACACCACTCGCAGCTACACCAGCGCTCTGCGCTACTGGGCCGGCTGGCACACGGCGCGCTACGGCATCGAGTTGGCCTTGCCGGTACCCGAAGCCATCGTGCTCCAGTTCGTAGTCGATCACGTACAGCGCCGCTCGACCGACGGCGAATTGGCCTGGGAACTTCCACCAGCCGTCGACCAGGCCTTGGTGGCCGCTGGCCTCAAGGCTAAGATCGGCCCGTGGACCTTGGCGACGGTGCGCCATCGCGTTGCCGTGCTGTCCACCGCGCACCGCCTGAAGCAAGTGGCCAATCCCTGCGAGCAGCCGGCAATCCGCACCGTACTCAGTCGCGCGGGGCGAGCCGCGGTCAAGCGCGGCGAACGCCCACGCAAGAAGACTGCAATCACCCTGGCCGAGCTAGAGGCCATGTTGGCCACCTGCGACGACAGCCTGGAAGGGATTCGGGATCGGGCCCTACTCTCCTTTGGGTTCGCCAGCGGTGGCCGTCGGCGTAGTGAGATCGCCGCGGCCAACCTGCGCGACCTGCGTCGAATCGGCGAGGCAGGCTACATCTACCGGCTCGAGCACAGCAAGACCCAGCAGGCCGGCGTTACCGCCACCTCGACGCCAGACAAGCCGG